CAGCGAGCTCTGGCTCTCCTGGACGATGATTCCATTATGGGCCCGTTGTGCGACCAGCAGATGGTGTGAGTATGGATTTAAATCCCATACATCATATCATTGACTGGGCGGCTGCCATTGTGACAGCCGTTTCATCGCTCGCGGAGTATATTAAAGCACTTTTGCTTTAATAAAATCATTGGAGGAACTTATGAAAAATAAGTTGCGCTCAGGAAAGAAGAAGTCGCTAGAGGTTCTTGCTAGCGAGGTGAACCTTCCAGGGAGTTATCCCTGGAAGGTCGTCGGTTTTCTTGCCGACGACTTAGGCCAATTTCTCGGATCGGAGGAAGAACAAAAAGTGCGCGGGCTGGTCAGAAATCGTGATCAGCAAGCGCTCTTCTCCCTTTGCGAGGCTTGGAGTCTAAAAGAGCTACAGAGTATCAAGACTCCGGAAAGTGGTACGCCCCTTATGAATTTGAGGGCTAAGTACCAAATTGGCAGTCTCCTTAAGAAGTTCATTTTTCCAGGTGAGGCTACCACTCGTCGCGAAGCTGCCATGAAGTCTTTTTTGGCTGCTGAAGAGGCGTGTGGGCGATATAACCGTGAAGGTTATGTCGGTCTTGCTTGGGGAGATGGAGCGTTCTATACGAATGTCTTTACGAGTTCGAGGGCGTTCTTAAGGAAACTCCTCGGTGTTTCCGTGCCGGGGAATCAACTGATGACGAAAAAGTCTCGTCATGGCCCTGGGAGTAATCTCGACACTAAGGAAGGTTTGGTCTCATATTTTCATAAGTTTGAGAACTGGCCTTACTCGTGTACGGTTGATTGCTTTCAGGAGGCACGGTTGCTCATACAGTCTGACGAGCGTTGGCTAGGAGCTTTGGAAGATAGTTATCGTGAAAGGTATAATATACCTAAAACGATGATTCTCGACCAGGTTAGCTTTTGGTTTAATGTTTTGAAGATTGTACCGGGTAATCGCATCACTTTCGTTCCAAAGAACGCTAAAACTGAGCGTTCTATTGCAATCGAACCGGCTATGAACTTGATGCTTCAATTGGGCGTCGATGGATACATCCGTAAACGTTTAAAACGTTGGGGTGTAGACATTGATACTCAAGAAAAGAATCAAAGGCTGGCGCGAATCGGTAGTATAAATCCGGGGTCGTTTGTTACCCTTGATTTATCTGCAGCTTCCGACTCCATAGCTCTTAAGCTATGTGAGTTATTGCTGCCTGCTGATTGGTACTCCTACCTTATGAAACTTAGGTCGCCTGTAGGGGATCTAGGTGGTGGTCAACTCGTGTTGTACGAGAAGATCTCCTCCATGGGGAATGGGTTTACCTTTGCACTTGAAACTGCGATTTTTGCATCCATTGTATATGGTGTGATGATCGAAGTAGATGGTCTCTACGACCCCGAAGCCTGTGCGATTTTTGGTGACGATATAATCGTCCCGTCGCGAATGGCTGGGGAAGTTATAGAGGCCCTCTCCAGATTCGGTTTCGCGCTGAACCTTGACAAATCCTTTTTATTCGGATATGTTCGGGAAAGTTGCGGTGCCGATTGGTTCAAGGGAGAAGCTGTAAGGCCAGTGTTCCTCGAAAACGTCCCTCTGAATGTCATGGAGCTGCTTAACGATATTAATCGTTTAAAGCGCGCCCTCTGGCTCAGATTTGGGATTGAGGAGTCAAAGGTTGAGAAGGAGATGGTCAAATGGATACCGGAGATTTTCCGGGATTTCATCGGGCCGTTTTCTGACGAAACTTTTGATGCTTACCTGCATTGTGCCAGCGCCCCTCCGGGAGCTGATAAGCACGGTGTAAGGAAGTACAAGTGTCTTACCGCGGCTGCACGGGAGATAAAGAATGC